CGGACGCTCCTGTTTCGGATGGCGGGGTATATCGGGGGCGCTGGCGGCTCATATCGTGCATAAAAGCCTGGCCCACTATCGATTTCCCGCTTCCGCAGATGGTCGACTACGGCCATGACGGTGGGGCCGTGTTGCAACAGGCGATTCCTCTGATTTCGCAACACTCGCCGGACCTGCTCTGGAACCACTCAGCCGACGTAAAGGATATCGTGGGGATTGTCGAGAACGCCCAGTGGGAGGGCGCTTCCGATATTCCTGCGGGGATCAACGGTGACCTCGTAGTCGACAAAGATTTTGATACACGCGCCTATGTGGGGTTATCTAAGGGCACGCTGCGCAGCGGGTCGATTGGGCTTACGATGAACATGGTTCCGAGCCACCCCGACATGGAGATGGACAAGTTTGTTGAGCTTCAGGGCCGGGAGGTGGATGGGATACAGGTGCGCTGGCTGCCAGACAGTATTGTTGCGGTGCGGCACATGGCGTTGGTCCCGGCGGGGACTGGTGCGGATCGGTATGCGGGCCGCAGGGCATCAAATAGTAAATCGGCGGTAACGCCACGGCAGAATAGGAGAAAAGGGATGGGAACTTCGGTGGAATTTTTTCAGGGGATTCTCTCTGATTTAGGGATAGACGTGATGCTGACCGAGGACACGGATATTTCTGCGTCCACGAGAGATCGTGTAGCTGAGAGAATCAAAACGTTGAATGGGGTGAGGGACAAATACAACGCTTTGGCGAGCGGGCTCCAGGAATTTGGTGCAAAGATCGGCGGGGACAGCGATCCGCTTACGCCGCTGGATGTGTTGGCGAGGCTCGATGACCTCTATGAGCTGGCCGAGCGCGGGAAGCGCCTGGTCGAGTTCAAGGCAAAAGAGGCGGTCGGCTGGTTTGATAAGGCCAAGGTTCGGCCCGACTCCGGGCTAACCGACGCCGAGTTGCGGTTGAGGGCGAGGATTGAGGCCAGCACGGACCTCGACTACCTCGAGGACATAATTGCAGAGTATCAGGGAATTGCCAACGAGCGGTTCGGCGATCACAGGACCTCTCGTGTCGAGGAACCTCCGGGGCCGAAAGAGCACAGTTTCGTGGACCCTGATATTGCGAGATCATCTCAGAAACTGTTCGGCTAACCTATAGGGGGGGAATAATGTATCAAAAAAGATCAGAAGTGTTGGCACTTACACTGGCATGCCCGACAACTGTGGCGGTGGGAGATGTCGTGGTAATTGGCAGCGACCTGACGGTGGCTGCGATCTCGTCGGCGGGCCATACGTCGATACTTGGGACGGTAGTTCAGCACCTTGATGACGCGGCAACATGTACGGTGGAAACCCGGTTTCGAGAGAGACGAGACGACCGGGTGAGCGGAGCCGCAATTCCTGTCGGCCCATTTGTTTGGGATTCCGCAGGGAAGGCCATCGCATACAACGCAGCTACTCACGACTCTGCTGCGATAGCCGGGCTGTGTATTAAATCTGCCAATGCGGGAAACGCAGCCATTGAGACAGTAGAATACTAGACCAGGGGGCAGGACATGATCCAAACTATAAAACCTCTGGCTATTAGCGCCACGTGCCCGTCGGACATTGAGGTAGGAGACCCGGTAGTAATCTCTGGGGATCGTACTGTGGCGGCTATATCGGCGGAGGCGGATATCAGGCTGATTGGTAGTGTAGAAAAACACGAGGACACCAAGACCTCGTGTGTAGTGGGAACCAAGTTTCGGGAGCGGCGAGACGATAGGCTGGCCGCAGCAGTATTTAACAACGGGCCATTCTATTGGGACGCAGACGGCAAAGCGGCTATGTATGTCAAAGATGCCGTGGCAGCGGTGACATCTACAGTAGAGGAGCCCTACAATATCGTTACGAGCAATAACGACAAGATCAAGCTCAACATAAACGGTGGCTCGCCGCAGACATTCACAATATCTCCGGCGACCCCGGCTTCAATTGTTGGAACTGAGGTGCAGAACTTTAACATTGCCGCTGGGGCTAATAAGTTTTCGATTTCCGTGAACGGAGGAGCAGCACAGGACTTTACACTCACAAACGCAACACCGGCTAGTGTGACGTGCTCAAATGCCGAGACCTATAACATTGGCGATGGTACAAGCGACGCCCTGAAAATTAAAATTGGGGCTGGCGACAGCCAAACGTTCACGCTCACTGATGGCGCAGCTCGAACCGCAGCACAGGTGGTTGGCGACTTGGCGGCTCTCGTCGGAGCGACCGCATCCGTGGCCACGGACAAGGTGAAGATCACATCGGACGATGCGGCGGATGCAATCGAGATCGAGACCGTGACGAATGATTGTTATACTGTGTTAGGTCTCACTGTCGGGGTAACGAACGGGACTCTGCGGACAGCGGCGAACATTGTAACAGACCTTACGGCGTTGGCCGGCGCTACGGCATCTGTAGATACTGGTGCGGTCAAAATCACTTCAGCAAATGCCGCCCACTCACTAGAGATACTGGCGATTGCCGACGATGCCTACACACGTCTCGGGTTCACCGAGGGAGAGGTTGAGGGCACGCTCATCACAGCAGCCGGCATTGCGGCCGACATGTCCGCTATTACAGGGGCGACCGTGGCGGATGTCGATGGATATGTAGTCATCACGGCCGAGGAGGATGACGACTCTATCGAGATCGAGGCTGTGGCGAATGACTGCTACACAACGGTGGGATTCACGGCAGGGACTACGGGCGGCGCACCGACTTATCGTGCGGGTAGTATCGCTGGGGTCCAGATTAAGAAACCGCAACCGCTGGTGGTTTACGGTGGAATTCCGGGACCTTTTGTTATTGCAAACAACACAAACGACGCACTGAAGATTGCTATTGGCGCCGGGGAGGACCAGACGTTCGACTTGACGGCGGGAACTAGGACGGCGACGCAGGTTGCGGCAGACATCAATGCGACGGCGACCGGGTTTGAGGCATCGGCCCATGGCAAATACCTCCGGCTGGCAGCAACTGCGGCCGGAAACGCGATAGCGGTCAAGACAGTCGCAAACCCTGCCGCTACGACGCTCGGGCTTACGGTGACGACCAATGCGGCGCCGATGAACATTGAGACACTGGAATACTAGGGGGGACAAAATAATGTCAGGAGCTTTGGGACTCAAGAATAGTCTTTACAACAGGGTTATTGCCCCGCTTCAGCGCTATAGAGATGGCGAAAAGGGCGGGAAAGAGATTAGCTTTATTGATTTTGCAGCAACGAGGGCTATCGACGAGAGTGGGCGACATGTGGGGCTCAAGAACTCTGCGAACGAGCCAATAACGTGGCAGAATGTGTGGGAGGATCTCGCTATTGATCCTGCACAGGTGTCGCTCGACAACCTGCTTACGACGTCTGGTGACGTGAAGTACTTGGCACCGGAAATCGTGAGGGGCTACATCCTCAAGGGGCTCGAGGCGGATCAGACCTACCTGGATCTGGTAGCCGGAGTTGAGTCAGTGGACTCAATGACGGTGACTAGCCCGTGGTTGCGTATGGACGACACGAATCCTGAGGCCGTAGGCGAGGCGGAGACGATCCCGTTGGCCGACATGGTCTGGGGGCATAAAACTATTGAACTCAACAAGCGGGCCAAGGCGATCCAGTTCTCAGACGAACTTCTATTGCGCTGCAAACTCCCGCTGTTGAGCTACTACCTCCGTAAATTTGGGGTAATGCTTGCGGTTGACCTTTACAATGAGGCCATGAGTACCATGGTGAATGGCGACCAGGCAGACTCCAGCGACACTTGTGCGGTGGTTGGGGTGGCATCAACTAGCGACGGGGTGGTGTTCAAAGATTTTCTCCGGGCGTGGATTCGGGCCCGCCGCATCTCGATGAACTGGAACTCAATGGTTACGTCGGAGGCCGGGGCCTGGGGTGTATTGCAGCTCTCCGAGTTTGCAAATCAGATGGGTGTTGGTGGCACTGTCGTTACGATCGAGACAAGAAATCAGGTGATCCCGGCCAGAATGCCACACCTCATCTCGTCTGTGATTACCGACGACCAAGTGTTGCTCTACGACAAATCACAGGCGCTCTTGCACCTCGTATTCCGGCCGCTCTTGGTTGAGAGCGAGCGGATAATTATGAGGCAGTTGCAGGGGACGGCCTGCTCGATAATCTGCGGCTGGAGCACTATCGATCGTAATGCCCGCGTGATTCTTGATGGCACGAAGGCATTTTCTGGCTACGGATTCCCGAGTTACATGGCCCCGTTGGTTTAGCGTGAGATAGGGGGGGGATTGAGATGAAACGGATACGGTTGCGAGACAGGACCGGGATGTTCCGAGACCCGAAGACCGGGTTTACCCTGGTGGGTGACGAGGAGAAGGCCCTCCCACAGAACATAGGGGATATGACCCGCCGGTGGCTCAATGCCGGTGGGCTGGTGATACTGTCAGGGCCTGTTATAGACCCCGACCTAGAACAGGAAGAGGGGCCGGAGTTGATTCCTCCGCCTCCTCCTCCGCCACAGGTCGATGGCCGAAAACCATTGGCGGATTGGTTGATAACAGAGTTGCGGAAATTGTGTCGCATGAACGACATTAAAATCGTCCCAAAAGACACAAAAAAAATACTGCTTGAGAAACTGAGGAAGGCGGGGGTTAGCTAGTGGCTATTGATCCGGTTCAGCTCGTCAAGAACCAGCTCTCGGTGTTGTTCGAGTTAGATAGCAGCATTGAGTCGGTTATTGATGGCCAGGTCCAGGCTGAGATCGCACGGCAGGGATGGGGCGTGAACGAGTTGACCGACCAGCGCGCGGTTTATATAGCAGACTGGTCGACGTATGCGCTACTGCCGAGGATAATCCTCAAGTTTTCTCAAGAGCTTTCAAAAGCAAAGGGCGGTCCCGCAGAGGTTGAGTATCAGAATGCTATCGAGGGCCTCAAAGTCCTGATGACGCAACTGCGGGACAAGATAAATTCAACGGCGAAAAAAATTGACCCGGCCGAGGCGACCCAGGTGGAAGACCTCGCTCGGTGGCCCAGTACGGGGATTATGAGGATATGACCCCCACTCAGATTAACAGAGTAACCTCTGCGCTCGCACGGGCGTGGGGCGTAATTGCTGGCGACACGATTACGCATATTGCCCCGGATGAGACCCAGACGGAGCTGGTATGTATTTTTTTCGATACTACCGGGGCATCTGATGAGGGTGTGTCGGTGGGGGGCGCGGGGATAACTCAGGGGGCTATTCGGGAGGTGTCGTTCCTGCGGGAGACTCTTGATACCGCAGGCGTGACTATTACTGCCGAGAGTAGGTTTTTGATTGACGGGGCCCTATGGGACGTGATGGCAAACGAGGGGCATATCTACGAGGCGCAGGTTCCGATAGCGGGGATTCACAATATCATCTCGGTATTCATACGCAAGGCGATCGAAACGGCCTCCGCAACGACGGTAACTACCATTGAATACTCCGACGAGGACGAGGAATAGATGGTGATCACTAAAACCGGAGCCTGGGGCAGGGTCGAGAGCATGCTTAATGGTAGTAAGGTAGACGCAGAGCTGACTCTGGCGACCGGGCAGGCAGGGGAGTTGGTGAAGGCCAAGATGCACGAGCGGTTCGAGAAGAGCGGCCCGGGGTGGGCGCCAAAAAAACAGACAGGCCCTGGCGGTGGCGACAAACCGCTGATCGACACCGGAACCATGAAGGGCTCGATAAAGTTCCAGAGAACTGCGAAGCACTCGGGGTTTGTCGGCATTAATCGGCAGAACGACCTAACCGGTTTCAACGTGGCACTGGCCCACGAGTTGGGGACCAGTAGGATGCCAGCGAGGCCGTTCGTGCGACCGACCGCCAAAGAGTGCGGCCCACTCGTCAAGAAACTTTACGGGCGGGCTGTTAAGCGGGGGCTTGGTAAATGATTGCTGCGGTAGAGTCGCACGTATTGGAGAGGTTGGGCAAAATAAAGAAGTCCAGCAATGCGTATGTGCGGGTCTATGGCCCTGGCGCGAATAGGCCCAAGGGGATCACCGAGTATCCGTCGATTGCGGTTCAACGGTGGGTGCAGTTTGACTACGACTCTCCGAGGGCTCGGCCGTATCTGGACGTTTTTACACCGTCTGCGAAGACATACAAATATACCATCCCGGAGTGGTTTGGGGGCGGAGAGCTTGAGGGGCCAGAATCGTGGTCGTGGGAAAAGTTGCCTACACCAGTATTTCTCACCTACCAGGTAGACTTATTGGCGGAGCAACAGGGCCATGTTGATGGGCTATTGTTGGCCCTGTTTGAGGCGTTCCCAATTCCGTATCGGGCGGAGGTAGATGGTGGCACGATACTGATGCTTCAGGTCGGGGATACGATAAATTTAAACGAGTTGGAAAAACCTCTTTTTAGGACAGCCATTCGATACGAGATTAGCAACATCTGGGTAGATCGGGCGAAGACATTTGAAGTGCCCGGCATCCAGGATATTGGGTTGTCCTGGGGAGATTGGGGGGGATAACGATGGCTAAACGAGATAAGTTTGATGAAGACATCGGTTCCTATAGCGTGGCGACGGCCTCCGCTGTAGGTCCGATGGATGAGGCCAGGATATTCAATATGTCAAATGCGGTGCGGCAATATACGCTGGCAAACGGCACGGTGGTTTCGGCTGGTCCGATGGGCTACACGAAGCCAGTGCTCAAAAAACTAATCGGCCCGACCCTCAAGGCGCTGGAGAAGCGGGGCGTTATTAGGATCGAGGGGGGTGCATAATGGGATTAGGAGATCCAAGGGTTCTGTTCAAGTGGATAGACCTGAGCGGCTATGTAGGCGAGATCCCCAAGGGGTGGATGATTGTAATGGTTCAGACCGAGCGGGGGCCAATGTGGACCCCCACTGCGGTGTCTGATGAAGAGGCGTTTATCCGGCAGTTTGGCAATACCGTTGATTGGTCGATAGACCCGCTTTGGTGTCTCAAGGCGCTGGCTGGCGGGGCAAAGTTGGTTGTAGTCCGCATCGGGCACTGTGACGACATTACTGACAGAACAACCTTAACGACCCTTCCTGCATGGTGCAACATTCCAGATCGTGGGGCTACGCCTGCGGCCGGGGCCGTCCAGAGTAATATCGGCCCGTTTGCGCTTACGCAGGCGTTGGCCGGGACTGTGACAGGCACAGAGGTGGGGCCTTATGCGATAGCCACCGGAGTCAACGATGCGTTTAAAGTCACCGTGGGGACCGGCGAGGCACAGACCGTTACGTTAGCGGAGGATGCAACAAAGGCCGCACAGGAAGTGGTTGACGAGATAAACGCTCAAACGACCGATCTTACGGCGGAGGTTGTTGACAACACGGTCAAAATTACGGCGAACAGCGTTGCTGACGGCCTGGTTATCGGGGCGGTGGCAAACGATGCGTATTCTGCGCTCGGGATAGTTGAGGGGTCATATGCGGCGACCGCTGGAACCCAGACCCTGAGCATTAAGGTCGACGGGGGCGGTTCGCAGGCGTTTACGCTAGAGCCAGAGAGCGGGGAGACCGGGGCGTTTGTGCTGACGAGTGCGCAGGTTGCCGCACAGTTGGCGGCACTCACTGGCGCAACGATATCGTCGGTGCAGGGTCGGGTAACGATTACCTCGTCAACGGTTGGCGGCACATCTAGCGTTCAGGTTGAATCCTCGTCTACTGCCGACACCCAAATGGGGTTTGACAATACGGCACATACGGGGGCGGCGGGATCTGCGATCAACGCTTGGAAGTTTGTGTTGAGTGGGCCTGGGGCCTATGGTAACGGGGCTAAGATATATTTCTATAACAACAAGCTGAAGCCCGGGGAGTGCATGGACGTCCGGGTAACCATCCCCGGCAGCGATGATGTGTTTTTTAGTTCGCTGACGAGAGACGACACCGACCCGAGGTATTGGAAGAATTATATCAACGACCACTGTGACATAGGGGATATAGTCGACGTAACCACACCGAGTGCGGCGCCTGCCGACTGGCCTGCTATCAATGCGGCGGGGATCACGCTGGCGGGCGGTGATGACGGGACCGTAGTTTTGACAGACTCTGATTATGCGGGGGACGCTGGGGCAAAAACCGGGTTCTACTCAATTGACGGGGTCCTAATGCCCGCCATTGATATCTACTGCCCGGGGACTAGTTCGGAGGTCGTGCACCACGCTGGGATCACCTATACCGAGAACCGGGCCGGGAGATTCTACGTCGGGGCAACCCCGCCGGACATGACCCCACAGGAGACTGTTAATTGGCGGATGGGCGTAGCTCCGGAGTATAGCCATGCGGCGTTTGATTCTCCAAATGCGGCGTTGCTTTATGGCGAGTATTTAACGCTTGACGCCAAAAACAACGCCAAGACGTATCTGCCCGCCACCTACCAGTTGGCGGCAGCCACGACCCGCACCGACGAGACTCAGGGGACGGCGATATCACCATTTGGCATGAAGCGAGGGCGTTGTAGCGGGGTATTGGGCATCAAACACAACCTGTCTCCTGGGACGGCCGATGCCGACCTGATGGCCGAGTATGGGGTGAATAACGCCAGGATTATTCATACCAGCGTCGAGACAAGGGGATGGGAGGGTGCTGTGCTCTGGGGTGGATGGACGACCCAGAGATATGATAGCGCACTCAAGGAATACCCTGTCGTTAGAAAAATGAAAGAATATGAGCACTTGTTGCTGCCAGTGATGTTGGGGTTTGTGAATGACCCCAACCACCCCGTTACCTGGGGCGAGATCCATCGGACGCTCGAGCCTGTGTTCCGGCGGGATCTGCTGAGATATCACATCTACGGGTATTTCATTCAGACAGACAGGGACGCTTTTTTCGCTGGGGGCGACCTCAAGGGGGCTGTGCTAAATCTGCCGTCTGATATTGATCAGGGCAAATATCGCTGTAGGATTTTAATAAAACCGCTGCGCCAAATATTCTACTTCATTGCAGAAATGGGCGTTATGCGAACTGGTGATCCATTTACCGACTATGCATTTTTGTATTCGTTGCCGGGATGGGTTCGGAAATAACATAATTGGGGGGACAGGAACGTGGCAGTAACTGAAGCGAGGTCCATCAAAAACGCCCTTATGGCGTGGGCTTATCGAGTAGAGTTTAACGGTTACTCCCCGTTCCTCGTTCAGAAATTCACACTTCCAAAGCGGGAGTTTGAGTTGTCTGAGCGGGGTGGCGGTGGGCAGACGTTGGACGTGAAGCAGGGGGGAGGCGAGAAAGTATCTGAGTTTACTCTCGAGTGCATCGTGTCGGCAGAGGGCGAGGAGCGAGTATTTTGGCAGGACTGGCAGGATGATGTTCGCACGAGGAATACTGACATCTACTATAGAGATGGGACTACTACACTGCTGGGGCCGTCTGACGAGCCCAATACGATTTGGGATATTGAGGATGCATGGCCGAGGCTAGTTGAGTGGGAGGATTTTGATTCAGCCGACAAAAAGAAAATGGTCAAGATCAAGGTCACCATGGAGTGCAATGACTGTAGGCAGAGGGTCAGATGATTCAATACCGCACCCGGGATTTTATTCTACCGGCCTCACAGCAGATATGTGAGGTTAGAGAGGCCGACGGGAACGCCGAGCAGATACTCTGGGATAATATTAACCGTATTGACCGGGCGCTGCCGAGGTATTGGGCGGGCCTCATCAACCATATTGGAGATATTGAGCGCCCAACGCCGAAGCAGTTTCAGGATCTTGTTGAGCCGGATCGGATAGCAATCTCAATTGAGATATTTCGGGCTACGGTCCCGAACGATGTTTTGGTGCTGAGCGGGGAGTGTCCTGGGTGTGGGGAACCGGACGGATATGAGGTCGATCTGGGGGCGCTTGATAATTTGCCGTTACCTCTGGGCGCAGAGCCCCCAGACCCCACATTTGCCGTGACCCTTCCTAGGTCGGGGCAAAAGGTTCTGTGGGGATATCGGACTGGCCACGACGAGGTTGAGGAGCTGCGAGCCAAGGGCTTTGACCCGACACGGCAGACGTGGAAGGCGATCCGCACGATTGATGGTAGCGACAAGTTTAAGTTGCGAGACATACTGGCGTGGCCTATCGAGGACCATCGGGCGCTGCGACAGCATATCGCAGAGAACGCGTGCGGGTATGACACCCGGGTGCGGTTTACTCATGATTGTGGGAGGGCCAGGACGGTAAACCTGCTGTCGGACCCTTCTTTTTTAATGCCGGGCCTTGT